CACCCTCCAGTCCCAGATCATACAGGGTACTGATAATAATATCTTCCGCGTCTGTCACGGTCTTTATTCTGAATTTCACCCACTTCATATTGTTATTCCTTTCTCGCACTCATTATATCATAAATTTCATTGATATAACACCCCGCTTTTTGCCCGTATTTGCTGAAAAGTTCAGTTTTGAATATCTCCGCAAATCTTGCAAAATCCCGCTATTTAGTAACAAATTAGTAACAGATTACATCAAGGCGTTGACCCTTGCCTGTACTGCTGCATAATCATAACCTTCTGCGGTGATTCTGTTCTTACGATCAGCACCGTTTCCATACTCACCACGGATGACTGCCCTTGCGATTTCATCAATGGATTTCTTAGGTGTTCCACAAAGTTCATTGACCTTGTTCTGAACTGCGGTGTAATCATAACCCGCCTGTTCAATGCGGTTCTTTCTGTCCTGACCGTTGCCCCAAGCACCGTTGATGACTTCCTGTGCAATTTCATCAACAGATTTCTTTGGTGTAGTGTCTACCCCTAAAATCTCATTGACTTTTGCCTGAACTTCATCATAGTTGTACCCGGCTGCTTCAAGTGCTGCTTTACGATCAGCACCATTGCCATATTTGCCGTTGACAACATCCTGTGCAACTTCATCCACTGACTTTGAAGGTGTCTGTGATGCAGCACCGTCATACTGTGTAAGGTTGTTATCTCTGATAACACGCATCAGGTTTGTTACATAAGTGCTTGATGTAGCATAGCCATCTGCCTTGATGTTCTCCACATAAGTCTGTGGGTCTGTAACCCCTTTAAGGTTTGCATATCTTGAATAGTTGATGAAATCAAAGTAACCCTTGACACCATCTTCCATAGAATCAAACACACGGAAATTGTCACGAATGTTTGTGTGAACACCCGGTGTATATTCCTCTGATGTTGCCATGTTGACAGACTTACCAGTCCAAGCACTTCCGCACTTCAAACCAAAATAGTTGTGATACTTGGCAGCAAGGCTTGACTGTCCCCATCCTGATTCAAGAATTGCCTGTGCAATGATTGGACTGTGTACCTTGATACCGTACTGTGCAGCATACTTGATGACATAGGCTGCAATCTGTGAAATAAATGTCTGCTTATCCATAATTATTTGCCCTCACTTTCTGTCTTTTTCTGTAAAATATCAATAGCCTTGGTGATGACTGCCGGGAGTGGTAACCCCATAAGACCCGCATTTTCCACAAGGGAAATTGTTTCATTGGCAATGAACGCAATGATTACTGCATCCCTGATGTAATTTGTGCCAATGACAAGATCAAGGCGGTACGCAACCAGTACAAAGATCAGGGTCATGCACTTTCTGCAAAGACCTTTCCACCCCGCCTTGCTTTCAAGTGAACCTGTGTCAGTCTTGGGACTGTTCTTGAACACCCCGGCAACAATCAGTCCTGAAATGTAATCAAGACCCATGAAAATCAGAAGGGTTGCAAGTCCCGCATCCCAACCACCAAAAAAAGATGCGATTGCTGAACCAATCACACCTAACACTGTGCAAATCATTTCTTTCATTCTTTCTGTCCTTTCTGAACATAAAAACAACCGCCTGTGACCTTATATAAGGGTCATATAGCGGTTGTTTTTGTTCCTGTGATAATTTCCTTGTCTGTTGACTACTCTGCTAATTCAGGGCAATCAAGGTCAATCAGAACTTCCTTCACTTTGTCCTTGATTTTTTCAGGTACATCAGCAAAGGTTTTCTTTCCCTTAATGATAAGGGTTGCATAGATTACTGCCATAGATTCCACATCCTTTCTGAATAAGATTTTTATGATGAACTGAAACAACATCAGTTATCACCTTCTGCCAGTTCCGGGTGTCCTTCATCAATAAGCACCTGTTTGACTTCATCCCTGATCTTGTCAGGAACATCATTGATTGACTTCTTACCCTTGATGATAAGTGCTGCATAAATGTTTGCCATATTCTCACCCCTTCCTATGCCATCATTTCATAGATTTCACACATGGCTTCCTGTGCCTGTGTCATCTGATCTTCCAAGGATGCGTTCTTGTCATCAATCATTTTGATGTATTCATCCTTGGTGTACTGGGTCAGGTCATATTCATAACCAGTGAACCCCGGCTGTTCATCTGTCCCGGCTTCTGTAACCGGGGTGATGTTTTCTGCAACCCAAACTGAATAGTCATCAATGACCTTCTGTTCAGGCTGCGGTACGCTGCGTACTTTTCCGTACTTTTTCATGCTTTTTACCACCTTTCTTGATATGATCTTTATAGTACCTATCAGCATAAGGCTGAATTGGTTCAATATATTTTTCAGACAATCGGCTGCTATCACAATATTTCAACCAACCCTTATAGGAATTGATTGAACACCACTCTGAATAGTTCATTTCCTGACCGTTTTCAACTTTCTTCCTGATGTTGGTCATCTTCCGCTTCATTTCCTGACAGGTGGATTTTCTCAACAGGGTACTGTTCAAAAATATCCTGTACCCAACAAAATCAATACCCCGGATGAATGAAGGGAATATCTGATAGTTGCCTTTTATTCTTAGTTTCAAATTCTGTATGAAGTATTCATTGATTTCTGCAAGCAACTGATGCAGTTCTTCTTTTGTGCTTGCGAAAATACAAATATCATCCATATAACGGTAATAGTGCTTTACCCGCTTAACTTCTTTTATCCAGTGGTCAAAACCTGATAGGAAGAAATTGCCGTCATACTGTGAAAAGTAATTCCCTATTGGTATGCCGACACCTTCAATGAAGTCCTTGCCGTTTACCTTCACTATCTTGATTTCATTACCACAAGACCGATAAAATTCAATGTTTTCATCCGTTGCCGGACAAGTGCTGATTGAATCAATTACTTCATCAATCAGTTCAAGCAGTTCAGGGTCTTTGTACTTCCGTATGAACTTCTGTTTTAGTGTTTCATGGTCAATGGAAGGGTAAAATTTCTTGCAGTCTATTTTCAAGCAATAGATCATTTCTTCCGGCACGGTATCAACCGCCAACCGTAACTTCTTATATGCTGCATGAATACCCTTGTTTGGTATTGCTGAATATGTGTCATCAGTAAAATACGCTAATAACTGCGGTTCAATCACCTGTAAAACCGCCCATTGTGCAATTCTGTCAGGGAAGAATGGAAGTTTGTAAATTTCCCGTTCCTTCTTGCCGTCCTTTTTCGTAAAAGTGGCATATTCCGAAGTTTTGTATAAATGGTTTTGAAGCATCCATTGCAGACCCGCCAAATAGTAGTATGGTCTTTTCTCAATCTGCTGAACTTCCTTGTACCATCCTTTGCCTTTCTTTGCGTGTTGAAACGCAAGATACAGGTTATCCATTGAACAGATTTTTTCATAAAGATTGCCATACCTTTTCACGCTTGTCTGTTCCCTTCTGTATGCACTGAACCGAACTTTCAACCCGTCAGGTGACGGTCTACTAATACAGCCCATGTATTTTGATGTTTTGCCAAGTGGCACGGTAATCAGTTTTCAGTACATTGATTTATAAGAACACCCCGCCATTTCTGACGGGGTGATTCAAGTGATATTTGTGCATTTACTAACTGACTGCTGATATTCCGATTACGATTAGATGAAGCATTATTCAGATTCCAATAGAAAGCACTGGTATTCAAGCCATTATTCCAATTAGCACCTAATTTAGTGACATTGGTTTTTGTCTTTTTTATTGTCTTTCTGCTTGAAAATCGTCATCTTTAGCATCCTGATTACCTAAAATTGTGTGAATTACTAGTTGCCTGTTATGCTGCTACCTTTTTTCGATACACCAACCGACCGCCGATACCCCGACTACGACTAGATGAAGCATGACTCAGATCCCAACAGAAAGCACCGGCACCCAAGCCACTACTCCAATCAGCACCCAAATAAGCGACACGCCAACCAGTACCGTTCTGATTCCAACAGTAATCACCAACAGGAAGTGCAGTGTTTCCGTTGAACTCACCCGGTAAGAACAACCAATCAAAATCTTCTGAATAGCAGAAAGCGGA